TGGCTTGCTAGACTCAGAGACAGAATTGTAAATCAAGGTTATCAGGTTATTGTTGAAAGTGATATACTGGAGGAAGGAGTGCGCATAGAGCATCCAGAAGACCTAGTGTTTGATCGTGGTAGTGCAGGAATTGACACCGCTATACAAGGTATAGAACGCACAGCACAACAACCTACTAGTGCAACAGTAAAGTGGGACGGTAAACCAGCAATTATATTTGGACGTAACCCTAAAGGTGAATTTGTACTCACTGACAAAGGTGGATTCTTAAAATCAGGTGGTGTTGGGCTAGCGACCAGTCCCAAGCAAATGTCAGATGTGTTATCTCAACGTAGAGGTGGTGGCAGAGAAGAGCTAGCACAACTGTATGCTGATCTTTGGCCAGTTATTAAAAAAGCAACTCCCAATAACATGCAAGGTTATCTACAGGCAGACTTGTTGTTCCATCCACAGAAACCTTATGAACTCAAAGACGGCAAGTATGTTTTTACACCAAACACTGTAACTTACCGAGTTGACGCCAACAGCGAAATTGGTAAAAAGATTGGCGATAGCTCTTTTGGTATTGTAATCCACAGCAAGATAGCAGAACCTGGGGCTGATGTTGATCCTATTCAGGGAGCAACTATTTCTGACACACCAGAACTATTTGTAGCAGATCAAAACATCAAAGACAGCGTTGCTGGTATTCAACTAAATGATGAAAATATTTCTCAGCTCAAGCAGTTAAAAAGCAAGTACGGTACACAAATCGATGCCCTGTTCAACCCTCAAGAGTTGCGTGACAGACGCATCAGCGATTTCCCTAAACTGTTTAAGGCATATATTAACAGCAAAGTTCGTGCAGGCAACTACAATAATATGATCAAAGACTTTATGAGCTGGGTTGATCAAAAAACTCCAACAAAAGCACCACGCATCAAGCAGTGGATGCAGGAAAACAGTCAAGGAGTTGCAGCACTGGTACAAACATTTTTACTGCTCAGTGCAGTAAAGAATGACATGATACGTCAGTTAGACCAAAGTGCTCATGAGATTGAAGCCAGCATCGACGACGAGCCAGGGCATGAAGGTTACGTTGGACAGGATATGAAGTTTGTGGATCGCATGAGATTCAGTCAAGCAAACTTTGCTAAAAACAATCCGGATATACAGTGATGCAGTTTATAGCAGAATTAAACGAAAGTAGAATGTACAAGCGGTTAACTCAACTGCGCGGCAAAAACATGAATGACATTGCAGAAAGATTGTTCGAACATCTGCTTGCATTACAAATACTTGCATACGAGAAACCTGAAGTAGCAAGATCCTACAGCGAACAAATCATGAAGCATCAAGACTTCAAAGGATTTCGAACCAGTCAGCCTGATCTTTTTAATCTTATTGTGCTTGCCCTTAAACCTGAACAATATGGTCCAACCATTCAAGACCCAGAGAAACTGTCAGTACCAGAATTGAGATTGCGTCGAAATCTAAGAGCCATTGCTAATGGTAATTTTGATCCTAGAGATTTTAGTCAAATGATGTTGATTCTACAAAGGCACTTTGATAGTATTCCAATGCAACTTTACAGTCTGCGTCGACAAGTAGGCGATTGGCCTCGCTTGCCTAGCAGTAGTAAAGCTGATGTGATCAAACGTCTACTAATAAACATGCGTGAAAGAGGCATGCAAAGCGATTTCTACGAGCAACTTTATCGGCTTCTCAAGACCGTGTAGTGTTTGTTTTTTTGTATCTTGTATAAATAACTGTAAGAACAACAAGTTCTACCATATTAGGAGATATTAAAATGGCAAGTTTTACACGTTCACACGGTGACGCTCAACCAGTATTCGCTTTAGACACAAGCAACGGTAAGATCGCACCAGCTACAGCTACAGCGGCTACACCTGTTCACCCAGCAGGTCCACGTCTTGACTACTTCGGCGCAGTTGCTAACACTTCTGTTGCAGGCGAGCAAGGTGTTGACGAGTACGTTGCAAACGTAATCGAAGCTATCCAGAATGCAGGCACTACAGTTGTTGCATATCAGGTAGACGCAACTGCACTAAGTTTTGCAGTTTACCCAGCAGGAGCTATTGCAGATGCTGCTACGTTCCTATCAACTGCTAACATCACTTACACTGGTTTCCAGTTGAACAGTGCTACAGACGTAGGCTTCAAGCTAGCAGCTTCATAATCTTAGATTATGTAAACAAAAGGCCCTGTTTTATAGCAGGGCTTTTTTTATGGCTTAAATAATATTATGAGCATGGCAGTTGAAATTCTTACCTATTTTGATATCACACCCACTGGTGTGGTGCATTATCGCAAGAGTGTTGAATTAGACACTGAAAGATATAATTTCATGCGTAATCAACAAAGAAATTACGACACCATTTTGCAATGTATTAGTCTAAGATGCAATCCTGCTAATATTCAGACAAAACATGTAGTTGTTGAAGATCACCTAATGTGGTGTATGTACTTTGAGATTGATAAAGAAGACATATACTGGAAAGACAATGATCCTTTGGGTTTGCTCAAAGAAGATTGCGAAGGCGTTCCAATGATTGTTGGTTTAGAAGAAACTTACAAAGATGGTTTCTTCCATCCACACCTAATCACCAAGGGTTTAAGTACTAATATATCCTTTGCTGTTGTGTAAAATAAATACATCATTGGAAGGAATAACATGGTTGAAACCACAGCAATAGAAAAGAAGAGCCTCGAAAGCCACGTTGAGCTGTGTGCCGAACGTTACAAGTTTATGGAAGCAAAACTTGAAACAATGGATGCAAAAATTACCAAAATTGAAGAAACAGTAGACGAAGTGCATGACTGCGTACATAAACTAACAGTGAGACGCAATGATCAAGTTATGCAATGGGGCGGCGGAATAATACTCACACTTGTAGGAGTAATAGGATGGCTTCTCGCAAACTACGTTCTATAAAAAACAAAAAGAAAGCCGCAGACGCTCTCTCTCGACTAGCACAAAAACATCTCATTGACAATCCAAATGCTATTATTGACGCTGGCAACAGCATCAGTGTATTTGGCGAATACACCATTGTAAAGCACCCTGAGGAGTGCACCGTTTATAAAAATCGTGTAGAGCAAGTTGTGTTGAATAACACAAAGAACGCACTCAGTTGGTGTATTTTTGACAAGTATAAAATACACAATCTCAAGCACAGTATTATGGAATGCGATCGTCAACTTGGGTACCGCAAAATGGAAATTTTGCACTATGTACACTGTATTAAAACCAGCGCAGACGAATTTCAAAAAGGCGTACTATTTGATCGACTGTGCAATAGCAAAAGTCAAGCATTACTGATTAAGAAACAATTAGATAAATGTGTGAAATCGGCTAAATACTGGCAACAAAAGGGATTCGAGAATGAAACTTCAAGACTTGGAATCAAGTAGCGTACAGAAATCACAGAAAGTTTTTGAAAGCTACTTCGAAAAGAAAATTGATCTGACAGCTATTACACAACAAAAAGCAATTGAAATGCTTACAAAAGTAAGAAAGGCTATTTCAGAACACCGTAACGGAAAACAACTACACACCAGCCAAAATAATCCTGCTTATCTAAAAGCATTGTTCATGGAGCAAGCATTAGAGAGTAGATTAAACGAAGCTCCGCCTCCTGCAGGTATTGTAAGACAAGTAGACATGGCTGATCCAGCAACTCGTGTTGCAATTGATAAAGCCAGTAAAGGAATGAATCTTACTCCTGGCGAACAAGCTATTGTTTCTACTATTGCAACACAGGCACTAGGAAGAACTGAAGGCAAGAAGTATAAGAAAAAGAAAGGCGAGAAAAAAGTTATGGAAAGTGAAGTGCAACAAGCACAGGTTGTACTTGCTGCACAAGACATGGTCGATCGTGTTCAAGGTATGATTGAAGACATCACTGAAATGGAATACAAAGATCTCCCTGCTCTTGTGGAAAGTATCCGTAACGAAATTGGTACCAACGAAGCTCAAAGTTATCGTGAAAATGCTACAACCAGCCTTGAAGGTTTAGTTGAAGCATTACAAAACGCAAAAGCACAACTCGAATCTGCACAAAGCGTTTTGACAGGACAAGAGCCAGTTGTGCCTGGTGAAGATGACATGGATATGGACATGGACGTTGATACTGACGCAGGCGACGTAGAAGTTGATGCAGAGGTAGATGTTGATGCCGACGACACTAGATCAGATCTTGAAGCAAGCCTTGGACGAGCTCGTAGATAATGCTTATCAACGAAGTTGTTGATCCGATGGCACAAAAGCTGGTCGCATTGGCCAGCTACATCCTTGGGCAAGCAGACACTTCTGGAACTTCTAAGAAAATCAGCATTGATAGATTTATAGATCTTGCCCAAGACATGGATGTGAATATCACCGACAGTCAACTTCGCGATTTAGCTACCCAACCCCCACTTAACAAACTCATTGTAAACGTTACAGGCGACGAAGTTATTTTTGCTGGAGCAGGCGAAAGTACAAAAGTTACAGATACAATGACCGTTACACAAGCACAAGATACCGTTGCAAAAATGGCAGATCGTGCAATGCCTGCGGATCTAAAATAGCCATTAAATGGAACATATTACTTGGCAAGACGAACGTGCTTGTATTCCTAAAGTTGAATTCTACATCAACAATACCTGTAATCTAACCTGTAATAACTGTAACAGATTTAACAATTACAATTTCAAAGGATGGCAAAACTTCAATGACTACAGGGAAGTGCTTGAAAAATGGGGTCAACTTATACAAATACAAAAGATCGTTATACTCGGCGGCGAGCCATTGTTGAATCCTACGCTACTTGATTGGATTGATGGGCTTAATAGAATCTTTGACTGTCCAATACAAATACAAAGCAACGGTCTGACTTTAAGCAAAGTAAAAAAATTATACAGTAGGTTATTAGATACAAATAATTGGCTTGGCATCAGTTGGCACAACCCTGATCACGAAAATTGGTTACAAGAACAGGTTGATAATTTTTTAGAAGCTCCTATTGAAAAAATTTCAAATACAGCCGTTATGGATGATAAAACACATATCACATACATTGACCGTAACAATGTAAAAATATCAGTGTGGGTAGAAACCTCATTTGAAACAGCAAGCATCATTCCAGACGGACAAGGTGGACTTACACTACACAACAATAATCCAATGGCTGCCCACAATGCATGTAGTTTTGCAAAATATGGCTGTTATCATATGATAGAAGGAAAATTATACAAATGCGGACCTGTTAAACTGATGGCAGAGTTTGACAAACAGCATAAACTAAACATAAACGAAGAAGACAGAGATTTGTTGAATTCTTATGAACCCTTAACTGTTGATAATTACAATGAGAATGCAAGAGTTTTTCTTGAAGGGATACAAAACTTTATACCTCAATGTAAATTTTGCCCAGTGCAATGTACCACTGAAATAATATATCCGCAAATAAAAGGTAAACAATTACCAAAAACAATGACAACGTAAACTCAGTAGTGTATACTGTATCAATGAATCAAAAGTTTGAATACCATAACCTCTCGCGGACAAACATCAACGGCAAACGTCATTACAACACACCAGACGGTAATCCTGTACCCAGTGTAACAACAATCTTGGATAAAACCAAACCTGAGGAGAAAAAGATTGCAC